AATGTCAAGGTTAGACACTTGCATAATTTCTTTTTCTGCATCGTCTTTACTAATGACACCAGATTTAACTTTATCTAGGATGCTGTCAACTTCTTGTTCGGCACAATCATATGCCCATGCTTTTACTTTTCCCATAATGTATACTCCTTTTTGTTAATCATGTATATACAATAACAGGTATATTAGTATTTGTCAATGGTTATTTTGGCCCATTTTGTCGCACCTAAAACGCCCGATTTTACTTACTTTTGCATAAAACTATCGTTCCAGTTGAACGCATCTTTGACTAAATTTGCCGTTAAACCCTTGTATTTCTTGTTTAACTCTTTGTCTTTTGCGGCTAGAATTAACTCTGCTTCTTCTTTGTTCAGACCTTCTAACATCTGCAAGAACATCATCTCTCTTTTATTCTGCGATAGGTTAGGGTTACCACCTTTGATAAAGTGATATAGTCTTCTCGCCTCACGTTTCAGATACGTATGCTCTGTACCTTCTGGTGCTTCGTTTTCTTTGTATGGTGGTTTACCTTCTGGTAAATCCCATGTAATATTTGGATCGAAACCAGATTTAAGAACCATTCTTAATTCTGCTGTATCGTAGTGTTTTAACACTTCTAGTTTCTTTGGTTTATCTTTAGCGTTGTTCACCTTCACTAAAATTTCGTGGAAAGTTAAAGTTGGCCCGAACTTTCCTGTTTCATCAAATGCCATTTTTAGAACTCCTGTATTTGACCTATTAAGTCTTTTAATTTGTTTTTAATAAAATAGTTTAGAATGTTATGTCTTCCTACAAACTGTACACTCTTAAACTCTGTCATAATATTATCTTCTACCTCTTTAGGTATATAGTCGAAATCCACAAGGCGCATATTTCGTTGGAAATTTCTGTACTGATATTCATTACAGAAGCCTTTAGGATCACTAGCAATCCAATAACTCAGTTTCTTTTTACTGATTGGTTTTTGTCTAATGCCATTCACAAACGTATCATCTGCTGATAAAAAGTTTGGAATACTGTCACCACGATCACCTTTGAGTATATGCTCTTTGATATACTGTTTAGGATCCACACCTTCTATCCATTTCTTTTGTATGGGTGCATATTGTTTTACATTACTGTATTTTTGCAACTGAATAAAATCTTTATCACCACTTAGAATTAGCATCTTCTCGTCTGGATGGTTCTTAACTAGCACAGCAATAATATCGTCTGCCTCTGCACCATAAACATCTACCACTCTGTATGGCATCTGTTCTTTTAGTTCATCTCTGACTTGATTAAAGATTGTAAATATCTTATCCCAATCATGTGAAGATTCTTCTCTTGCTTGTTTTCTTTGTGATTTGTAATTTGGAAATACTTCTCTACGCCAATAGTGTCTACTATCACAGCATATAATAATGTCACCAAATTCTTCTTTGAATTTTACATTGTAACCACGTATAGAATTTAGTATCATATGCCTTACTAAATCCTCACTGACACCTCTACTCGTACCACCGAGTTGTGCCATCATGTTTGAAATCATTACTTGGTTTAAATCAATTAAAATCATTTTAAATCATCACCTTCAAATTCTACTGTCTTTTCTATCTTCGGATACTGTATCTGACTAAAGTATTTATTGGTCTTTGGATCCTTCAATATTTTCATCATATCTTTGACTACATCTTGCATTGGATGTTTTAAATTAAATTCTTTTAATACTAACGCTCTTAGAGCCTCAATAAAGAAACCTAGTTCTCTAAATGTACGTTTACTGTTTTGCCATTTAGTAGAACCAATACTTAAACCCTCGTGTTGCCATTCGTGTATAAGTCGAACCATATAGTCATCTACCATGCTGTTAGCATAGGCACGAAGACCTTCGTCTTGTTCCTTCTTAGACATCTTTTCGTTTTTAAGTTTTATCTTCTTTTTTGTTTTGAAGTCGATTACTTCGCCCATATTTTTCCTTTAATTCAAAGTATTTTAAAATACCCTTTATCGATAACTCCTGTTGTATCGCTTTTCTTTTGTAGACCTCATACGTTTTTTTCAATGATCTCACCTTGGAAGTTGATGTATCCTTTATCTAAAAGATATTCTTTCAGGTGATTAAACCCACCAACTAGTTCGCCGTCAATCATTATCTGAGGCATGGTTCTAACTTGTTTACCAACTGCCTCGTATAATTCTTCAGGCGACATGAAATCTTTACCAAACATCTTTTCTTCAAACTCCATACTGCACTTACGTAACAAGTCTTTTGCTTGTACACAATAAGTACAGTTTGGTTTTGAATAGATAACTATAGACATAACATTACTCTTTCGTAATTATTTTATTGTATGTATCTATATATTCTTTATCTATAGCCTTGATATTAGCATCTTTGATCGCCGTAGTATTGATCTGACTTACACTGTCATTAATGATCTTTTCCCACAGTTTATTCTGATCATCATACGAGAATTGTATAAGAATATACACTCTGTACTCATCAAAGGCTGTTGTAAAGATTTCTTGTTCAGCAATCTCGTAACCAACCACTGCTGTTTTTGATATAACGTTTACAATAGTTCTATCAAACTCCTGAACCGTAGTCTTACCTTTATCTCTACCTACTTCAGTTGAGAAAAACGTAGCACGTTCATTCATTTCACCATTGATTATATCAGCAATCTCTGCTTTCGCAATAAGATTTGCTTTTTTGATTGCCAAGTTTAAGTCTGGACTAGTTGCAACACCAGAACCATACATGTAGTTCTTACTCACTGGTTTGACTACAAACCATTTCGGAACTTCTTTCAGCATATCATTGTTTTTAGATGCTTCTTGTTTTACTTTGTAATTACCAGAACACGCTGTCATTACTAAACCAAGAAACACTATCAATAAGTATTTCATATTATAATACCCCCTTTATCATACTCATTATTGTTTCGACTATTGAAGGATTTACATAAACTACAAACCCACCAACTATCGCACCAAATACGAAGTTAATCATATATCCATTCTCCTTCTTCGGTTAAACATACTTTCACAGGTGTGTGATAAGCATGGTCTTTTCTATCGATCCACCTACAGTAACTAGGTACATCAACATTATTGTAATAAAATTGTGCAAATATTTCCCAATAACTTGGGCCAATATAACCATCTCTGCATACCATTTTCTCTCTGAGAACAATCATGGTATCGGGATCGATTTCTTGTGTGATTACACAATTACTTTTTGTATGAGGCACTGTCTCATTTGCTTGTGCAAAAACACCATAAAATAAAGTGCCTACATAAACAATAAAGATAATAACTATCATCCAAAAAAATTGATTGAATCTACGATGTTGCATTTACAACCTCCCATACTCCGTCAGGATGTTGACACGCTGTGCCAAACTCAGTTGATCTATTAATACCTGCAATAGGCCACTGAGTTGTAATATTCATAGTAGAAATATAATCACTGCATTTCATACCTGAATCTATTACATACGTCCTATTAATTTTAATATCACCATTGTTACCAGTTCTTGGATTGAACCAAGTTGTGTAACTAGGTTTGACAGGAGATGTATTTAAATGATCTACAAATACTGCCGTGTGTACATTTCTATCTGATTTATAAAATAGTTCTGCACCTGCGAAACTTCCAATCACAGCACACGCCGCTACTAGTGGAGCATTCTGTGATATTAAGTGATAACAAGTTGAACCAGCACTTACTGCCCCTACTGTTGCACCAAAGTGACTAGATGCTGTTCTTGTCCACTTACCGTCATTAGTGGCTGAACAACCTATCAAAAAGAAGATACTAAAGAAGAGCGTCCATTTCTTCATCGGTCATCTCCTCGTGTTCATCTGTCAACCCTACATCATCTGCCATAATTTCTTCGTAAAGTTTTTCATGTTTCTTAGGTAATTTAATTGGTTTTGGTTTTGCAAACTGCGGCCACTTACCAGTTCTATTACATTCGATTAATTTTTCCCAATTGATATCGTACGGTAACATCATCTTCTGGTGTTTAATTAACCATTTAACTCTTGTTTCTTTGTCTGCTGATTTGACATCATGCCATTCAGCATGTATCATCTCTAAAGGTTTATGCTCTCTTTTCATCTTTTTGTGCCCTCATTATTTTTTTGATTTCTTTTTCTGCTTTCTCCTTCGCCCTTTGTAGTTTGAATTTTGAAACCTTTGATGTGAATAGAACGCCATTCATATGATCATATTCGTGTAAAGCAATTCTTGCCAACATACCTGTTAAGTCTGCTGTCTGTGGTTTGCCTTCACTATCTGTATACTTAAATGTACATTCTTTTGATCTCTCAACATCTAAAAAAACCATTGGAAAAGTCAAGCAACCCTCTGTCATTGTAACTTTCTCGTCACTCTCTGACACTAATTCTGGATTGTACATTGCAATTGATTTAGCATTTTCTATTTGTGGATGACCACCCATTACAAACATCTTGTATGGTAACCCAACTTGATTTGCTGATAAACCTAGACCAGCATATTGTTTCATTAACAAGAACATCTTTTCTGTGAGTTCTTGTCTGTTCTTAAACCCTCTTAACATTAACATCTTATCGTCAAAGTTTTCGAGTTTCGTTGTTACCATTTTATCGTCTGGTGGTAGCAACTTCAACGTATTATTCATTAGACCTCCATTCGTGTCTCATTGTTTTATATGTTTCATCTGTTGTTACTTTGTCTCGTGCCATTTTAAAGATACGAGCTGAAATTGCTTTCGGACTTGTCAATGCATCTTTCTCTTGTGGTAATACTTTACCGTCTTTGTATTTCTTACCATCTTTGTGATTTGCATATCTTCTCGCTCGGGTAAAACCCATCTCTAAAAATTTTCTACACATATCCATACCAACAAAGTCTTTCTCAGATTTGTACGTATCATATAAGAATAATATTCTCGTTGAGGATAGTATTGCATCTTCTGGTGTTTTAAATCGCCAGTATTTGCATATATCATTTGTATATGGTCTAACAAGTAATACGCCTTGTTCACCTCTACCAATTCTATAACGTTTGTCATTTGGATCAAACATCATATTTTTATAATCTAAACTGTAATCAAACTCTTTCATTGTTCCACATCCATAATAATATAACTATAACAATAATAGGTACCAAACTTAATCCGATACTAATAACAAAATCTATCATGCAAAATAATAATTAAATAACCCCATAGTAATTAATGTAACCAATACTGCATTTAAAAACAATAATGCTCTGTCATGCCATAGATACCCAACAACTGCCCAACCTAATGTACCGAACAATCCAAACCACAAATCAACGTGAGGAATTGTACCTACTGATCTGGCTGCTGTTGCAACTAGAATTAAAAAAACTGAAATCCATTTCAGATACCAAGACAGATCACCTCTTGGAGTAATCTTCTTGTAAACCCTACTGGAGTTCAGTGCTTTTATCTTATCGTCTAGTTTTTCTTTAATTGGTTCTATCATACAATTCTCATTGCAACTAACCAACCATAGAAGTTAACAAAACAGAAATAACCAACTAGTAATGTTGGCCATGCTAATTTTCTTCTATAGTGAGCATAGGTTGCTGTTAAACTTCCTACAAAATATCCTGGATAGATATATCTCATATCAGGATCAACTGCTGTTATCGCCAGTGTCATACTTGCACCAACAATAAAAACAAAACTTATCAACTCGTTATAAAATGCAATCTTATCACTATAATAAGATGACATCCAAAAATCTTTAATTACTCGCATATCGACCCTTGCATTGTACCTTTCGCATTATTCAAATAGTGTCCTTGTTTTGAGAAGTCACCACCGATTTCCCAAAAGTGTGTAGTATTCTTTTCTCGCCATTCTTCTACCATGGCATCATAATCAAATGGATATGAGACAGGTTTATCATTTATCTTTTGTAAATATAGTTCACCATTAAATGATAATAAAATAACTAATACTGCCTCACACACACCCATATTATTCTTCGTCTTTCTTAAATAAATTTAAGATTGATTGTTTAGTATTTGCTAATTGTTCTTTACTATCTGCCCAACTCTTAGTTTGGTACTCAACAATCTTTGTCTTTTCATTAGACAACCAGTTCGTTATTTTATCAACTGGATTTGCTTTTGCAATACCTGTAACTAACATAAAAATTAAGGCTGCAACTGTAACTGCGATTATATCTATTGCTTTCATATTACTCCGTATCGTCTTGTTTTCTTTTCACCACTTCTTCAATCTGTTCGAAGTAGCACCAATTTGAACCAAAGGTTACTGCACCAGTGTAGTTCAATTCTGTATCATAAGTTTGTGCATTGAGAGATGTATCATTCTCAGCTGCAATGTCTGTTTTCTCTGTAGCGATTCCGATGTTTACGATCTCGCCTTCACGTCCTCTACTGTCACGTATTGTATCACCTATATTAATAATCATTTACCTATATCCTTTACGTCTTGTTTACTGATAACTTGATAAGCACCTTTGTTGTAGGCAGGCGCAACGGTAAATCTTTTACTCGCCTCAAGTTTCCATGCCTCGTCTTTTGACTTCTGACCACCTGTACCGATCTTGTTTGACAGTGGAATCTGTTTCTCTTTTGGTTTGTCTTCTTCTCTACCAAAGGTATAATTTATATCATTGAAAGCCTGAAAGTGTTTTCTAGCAATCTTCTTGTAACCAATACTATCTAAAAACTTCTTGTGTTCTTCTCTTGCCTTGATTAAAGAAGGTGTCAATGGCAACTTCTTTCTCTTACGTACTTTCTGATGTATAAAAATCAAACCCATAATTAATCTTTCTTTACTAGTGGAATCTGTGTCCACCCATGTCTTTCTGTTAGTATTTTAATCAAATGATCAAATACATATGTTACATTATCAGGATTCATCATCGTTGTCAACCCCTTTTTTTAAGAGGCCCCTTTCTTTTTCTTGGTGTTCCATCGCTTTAAACCATAGCGTGAAAAACACAACTGTTACTATACTACCAATAAAGAACAAAAGTAGTCCACTACCCACGTCCATTACTGATCCTCATACTGCGACACAACTGCCCAAATTAAAAATGTAAAACCAACAATTGTACCGATAAAGAATCCTGTCCAATTGTCATTCATTGGGATGCCGTTATACCCACCATCAATACAACCAACTGCAAAGATGATTGAGAATAAACCGATTATAAATTTAAGTCCTACCATAATGTACCTCTTTCTATATTAGTGCCCAACTACAAAGTTTGGCATTGTTTTCGTCAACATACAAAAGCAAATCATCTAAGATTGTTTCGTAGTTCACATCGTCTTTCATCTTTTCATCTACGTGAGATGTAAAAAATTCTTCTACTTCATCTGTACCTGCGGCAACTTCGTCTGCGTATTGTTTGTTCGCAATCTTGCCGTCTAAGTACATCTGATAAACTTCGGTTGCTTTATCACACAAGGCTTGACCATATTCACTAGGGTCGTAGTCTTTCACATTAAACGTTGCATAATCAATTAAACTCTGTACCATTAGTGTATCGTCTCCTCTCCATATTCTTTTATCATTTGTGCTTCCATCTTTTGGAAATCTTCGTGTATCTTGTTGTGTAGACCTTGTACTGCACCTAACAACAATTCAAATTTTGTCTGCGCCTTGATCTTTTCTTGTTTCTCTAAATCTTCTGCGGCGTTTCTTAGTTTAGTCATCTGTTCTAAAAATACTAATTCTTCAATCATAATATTATATTACCATATTGTTCTCTTGTTGTCAACGTTTTTATGTAGGGTGTGACAATATGACCTAAAGTCATATCTTCTCATAAACTGATTATGTTGACCGTAATCAGTGTAAAAGTTTTGGTCACCACATGCGGAATCACCAAACACATCTTCGTATGATTGATAATATTCGTCATCATATATTACTGCAACTCTACTTCTACCAGTAAAATTTGATGCCGTAGTGCCTTTCTCTTTATACTCTGCATCTAATATCTTTTTCAGAGCATTCGATTTCTTTTGAATAGTTTGTAATCTTTTGTAAGAAAAAGGAACGTTTTTAAAAATTGTAAATGTAGATAAAAAGTACGGTTCGTAAACGTCTTCGCTATCTTCGTACTCTCTTTGATATACTACGTGAAAATTGTTAGTCGTAGTAACCTCTGGTTCATCATGTATCTTGTATTCAAAATCCATAATTTCGTCATTAATAATTGACTTATTTACTTGATTTCTCAAACTCATACACATACAATAACAGGTATTGAACGCAATGTCAATGGTTAATTTGGTTATTTTTTAAATAAAAAACCTAGTAATATCAGTGGTTTTAGAGGGTGCGTCAATATGCACACCCCTTATTTGTTCTCGTTTTGTTCTTCTTCGAACCCTTTTTGCAACATTTCTGATAGAGTTTCCTCTTTTTTACGTGTGTTTCCGTAGTATATTACGTTCAAATCTGGTCGTTTATCTGCGTTAAATGAACGCCATGGATCGATAATTGTACTGTCTAAAGCGAAATTATAGTCGTCATAAGTGCCATCAAAGTGCCCTATGAGATAAGTGTACTTAGACCCCTCTAGGTCCGGCTCTACGTTCTTTATATCGTTAGTATAGTGTACTTTTCTGCCCATTATCTCTGCATAATACCCTACAAGTATTGAAGGAGACCCATGTAATTGATCAGTTTTTGGTTTAAAACCAGTGCCTAAAATGACTATTTCGTTCTCGTTTTGTTCTACCATAAACTTCGCCATTGCTTTCGCTTGTAGTTCTCTGACTTGTACAATTGAATCAAAAATATCATACCCAAAATCATACTCTTGTGCCAGCCATCTGAGTGCAATGTTATCACGTGGGTGACATCCACCACCATCACCTAAGCCTGCTTTCATATAACTTGGTCCCATAATTCTCATTGTGGAATCTTTCAATGCTTTAGTTACCACATCGACATTCATGTTACCTACTTTCATAGCACAATCTTGTATCATGTTTACGAGACATAATTTTGTAGTGATAAAAGTATTGTAGAATATTTTGATACCCTCTGCTTCATCCCAAGTACCTATTTCAATTCTTGTATCTTTATCACAGATTGGTTTGTAGAAGTTAGATAGTTCTACTGCCTCGCCTGTCTCTGTACCATCTTCGGTACCAATAATAATCATCTCAGGATTCTTCATGTCCCATTTGACAGTTGTTTGAGCAATCAGATATGGATTGTAAATAAATCTACCATTCTTTACTAATGGTGCAATCTTGTTTCTTACAGTGCCAGGTAGTGTAGTCGATATCAATGCAATCATAGTTCCTGGTTTTACATACTTGTCAATCTCTTTGATTGCTTCGATAGCGATATCGTAATTAAAATCTTTTGGTGGTAAATGACTAGTAGGATATCTGCCATCGTAATCGGAATCATGTGGTGTTTGTACAGCACAAAATACGATGTCTCTATCATCTACTGCTTGTTGTAAACTACTTGATAGTTTAACAGTTGTGTTTACTTTTCTAATGTCATATCCTATAACATCATAATGTTCAGCCATAACTTCAGCAGCTTCTCTGCCTAAGTTACCCATGCCGACAAATCCTACTTTCATATTAGTTCTCCATATTCCTGTGATATTTTATCCATCTTAATCCAACTATCTCCTGGCAAACAGCATAGTAAATCTGTTTTAAAGTATAAGTGTGTTGGTTGATGTCTGTTCATTTTCATTTCTTTTGCACCACTATTACTTCTATCTATTGTACATCTACCGTGGTGAAAACCTGTGTATACAATTGATTCAAAATCTTTAGTGATGTTTGGTACTTCATGGTGTTCGATTATATTATAGTCTTTAAACACATCTGATAATCCATGTTTTTCTTGTTCGTCTGAATTTATAACAACGTACTTTGTTTTTATGTCTTGCATATATTCATCAATCTTATGAGCAAAATACTTATTGATACCATCAATATATCCATCAGGATAGTTGCCATGATAGTGATCGCAATCTGATTTACGACACGGACATGGTTTTGGTTGTTCGTTCCATGGATCAAATATCAACCAAACGGCATCATCTTTTAAACTCATAATACTGCTACTTTCGATCTAATCGTTTCAATTAAATTACTTAAACCATTTCTACGTTGTTGTGTAAGTAATTGTGTAATATTAAAACTTAAAAAATCTTCAAACTTAATTTTCTTTGCTTCTTCTACTGAGATATCAGAAAAACAATCTGCAACAATACTTGTAATACCTTTTGTTATCATTGCGTCACTGTCATAATAAACTTTTACTTTATCATCTACAACACCAACATCTACCCATATCTGACTAACACAACCCTCTATAAGTCTGTCTTTAGTTCTTAGTTCTTTTGGTAGTGTCGTTGCTTTGTTAGCAAGTTCTACTAGGTATTGTAGTTTTGCTATACCATCTAACATGTTCAAGTTTTCTGCCCACTCAGTTATTTTCATAAACCTATCATATCTAATAATTTATCAGCGTCTTTCTGTCTTTCATCTGCTGTTTGTTCAAAGATAATCTTATCTTTTGCATACAGATTACCTTTCTCTTGTGTTCTATTTCTAGCATACGTATCATCCATTTCACTCTTGCCTTTTGAGAAGTGTTTATGTTCTACAACTACGTCTGGTATGAAGTGTGTTCTACCTACTCTCTTAGCAATATCATATACCCAAGTGTCATTGTAACCGAAGTTAAATACACCAGGTGCAAAGTAACCTACAGTGTCATACCACTTTCTGCTGATAATTGGAAACGCACAATGCTTTGGTCCATTGATCTTATCTTCAAACCATGCACAATAAATGTCATCTGGATATTTGTTTACTTCACCCTCTAGTGTTGTATCCCAATATTGAGTTTGATATTCTTGGTCATCATTACCCATAATTAAAATGTCACCGAGAGATAATTTAGCAATCTCATTCCATGACTTTGATACTGACATAGGTGGACCATAAAGATTTCTAAAATGTAATAACTCGTACAGTTCGGATGCATAACCATCTTCTAATTTTTTATATTCCTCTATTGATGGGTCGTCTAAGTCTATGTAATTTAATATTTGTATACGTTCTGGATGATCTGCTGTGTCGTATACTGATCTAATAAAATTGTCAAGTCGTTTTGGTCTGTTACGACTAGGCGTTAAAATTGTTATCGTCTTCATTCATTAATTCCTTCTTAATATGTTCTTTGCCAAGAGGACCTGTCCAGTGTATAACTTTCTTGTTAGGACTGTCATACTGTTTACGTCCTTGTTTGGCAAGTTGTAAAGAAATTCTTAACCACTGATATTCTTGTGGTAACTCTATAACTTCTTTACTTCTCACAGGATTATTCATTACTAATTCATGTAACGCTTCCTGATCGCCTCTGACTTTAGCTTGTTTACAAATGCTATGCCAATCATTTAAAAGATCAGAATAACCTTTGATCAAATTAAAACCTGTTGCCCACCAAATTCTTTGTGGCTGATGGAACTTTCTACCCCAATCTTCAGTAAGTCCTATCTTGCCTTGTTGAGCATAATTAAATACATCTTGTATATTTGTTAAGACTTCACAATCTACATCTATCCAACATGTATATTCATATTTAGAATCTAAAAGCAC